TTAATTTCTTACGAACTGATCCCTCCCAACGATCCCAGGTACTTTACCGAGACTTGTCCTAAACCATATGACAGACACAGCTACAGGATGGTCTTTTCTAATGGTCAGTCTGAATGGTATCCACATTGGGATCTAGTACAAGCTAGGTGGTTTCAGACACCAAAACAATTCTTATCTCACATTGAGGTTGTTGATCCGAAGAAGAAGAAAGAAAAATCAGGAGGATTTGCGTGAGTGATCACAACATGATGGACTTGTTTCCACTTGTAATACATTCTGTTTATGATGAGGACTTTGCAAATGAAGAATACATTGAATACTTTCATCAATACAGAGACACGTTTCCAACAGAAGTAGTGAGTAACATGGGTGGTTATCAATCAGTATCTGATATCCATCAAGACATTGATTTTATTCCTCTTGCTACTAGAATATGGGAGATGATAGAACCATGTTGTAATGAGATTACTGAAGAGTTTTCTAATAACGGATATCGTGGAACTCAATTACAACTAGATAATATGTGGTTCAATATTAATGGACCAGGTAATTGGAACGTGACTCATACACATCCACACTCATTTTATTCTGGTGTGCTGTGGATTCTTGCTCCTGAAGATTCTGGTGATCTAGTATTCAGATCTCCCCATGAACATGAACTCTATGGATATAGAGACAGTATGCATACTATCCCACCTGAAACTGGTAGGGTAATTATGTTTCCTTCCCATCTTCTACACCAGGTTACTCCAAATAAAAGTGTGGAAGATCGCTATTCAATTTCTTTTAATCTCAATCTTAAAGTCGCATGAAAATTTCTATCTACACCATTCCTGGATGCAGCTACTGCACAAAAGTAAAAGAGCTTATGGTACGTGCTGACTTGGAGTATGAGCATTTTCTAGTGGGCACCGACCTGACTAGAGAAGAACTTATTCGGTCTTACCCCTTGGCAAAAGGCTTTCCGTATGTTATTATAGATGGACAACCAGTGGGAGGTCTGACCCAGACAGCAAAGTATTTGATGGACAAAGGACTTGTGAAATCTCGTAAGAAAAATGGATGATCTTGAGATAAATAAAGGTGTGGAATTAATGCTTCGCAGGAGGGCGAAACAACCTCCTCCACAAGAGAGGGGGTTCAAGTTCAATCACAGTTTATCTCTCCTCAAAAAAGTATTTCAATGTAAAATTGAATTTACATGGAGGGAGGAGAGCACTACCTAACAGGAAAGATGCTATGACTACTGCAGTAATTCTTACATTCTCAACAATTTTGATGGTTTTATTTGGAATTGTTGGTGGATTAGTTGGATGGACAGCAAATGATTTCCTTTATGCATACATGAATACACGAGCAAACCTTCCCCAGCATCCAGAAATGTATGATGAGGATGGTATGGTTGTAAATGAAGAACTCTTATCAGTACGTTTTGTAGACGAGGAGGACCCTGAAGAGGATGGTTATTATTGATATGAATCAGGTTATGATTAGTAACCTGATGGCACAAATCAAACAAAGTGAATTGAACGAGAAACTGGTGAGGCATATGGTTCTTACCAGTCTTCGTTCTTATGAGAAACAATACACCAAAGAATATGGTGAAGTTGTTCTAGCCTACGATAGCAGACACTACTGGAGGAAAGATCTGTTTCCTTTTTACAAAGCAAGTAGAAAGAAAGCAAGAGCAGAATCATCTCATAACTGGTCAGCAATCTTTGAAGTGCTGAACAAGATCAGAGATGAGATCAAAGAATTCTTTCCTTACAAAGTAGTAGAAGTCCATGGTGCTGAAGCTGACGATGTAATCTCTACATTGTGTAAGAACAAAGGACCCAAGGACAAAATTCTTATTTTATCTGGGGATAAGGATTTCATTCAATTGCAGAAATACCCAGGAATAAAACAGTACAATCCAATTACAAAAAGACCTGTTGCTAATGATGATCCCTGGCATTATGCCAAGGAACATGTCATGCGAGGTGACAAGTCAGATGGTATTCCTAATTTTCTATCTGATGATGATACCTTTGTGACTGGTGTTAGACAGAAACCAATCAGTCAAAAGAAAGTTGCTAAATGGATTGAGCAAAAACCAGAAGAGTTTTGTGCTACAACTCAACAACTAGCTAACTACCATCGCAATCGTAACTTGATTGACTTTGACTGTGTGCCAGCAGAAATCGAAGACAAAATTCTCCACGAATATAACTCGATAAATATTAGTGGAAAGAAAGTTCCTTTAGAATACTTTAAGGAACATCAACTGAACGATCTGTTGCAAGAATTCTTTTTTCGTAGTTCATCACCTTTTGATACATGAAATTGTTAATTAATGAAGTGCTCCAAAAAGTGAGCAATGCAAAAACTAAACCACAAAAAGTTAAGATACTTCAGCAGCACAACACACCTGCTCTTCGGTCTATTCTTATCGCAAACTTTGATGAGAGTATCGTAAGCATGCTGCCTGTAGGAGAAGTCCCCTACATCCCCAACGATGCCCCTGAAGGGACGGAACACACTGTCCTAGAGAAAGAGTACCGCAAACTCTATCTCTTCTTCAAGGGCGGTAGCAGCACCCTTAAACAGTCTCGACGTGAGGAACTGTTTATCCAGATGCTAGAGGGTCTCACAGAAGGTGAGGCAGAGGTGCTTGCCCTTATCAAAGATAAGAAACTAGGCAAGCGTTGGAAGGTCACCAAAGCATGTGTCCAAGAAGCATTTCCGTCTATCAACTGGGGTAATCGATCTTAATGGCTGATAAAGTTAAAGTATACAAGAAAGATTGCGATCCTTCTGAAGCAGAAGATAAATCTCTTCCATACATTGCTTACCTAGTTGAGTATTTACAAGATGGCATAACAAAATTTGACATCACTATTGCTGGTAAGAGAGTAGATCTTTTCGATCATTACTATGATCAATACAAGCAAGACTTTATTACTTTTACCCAGACTCAAGGTAGGATGAATCCAAGACTCTGGACTGATCCCAACGCAGCAACTGATAAAAAATAGTAAACTGAAATTGAGCTTTTGTTTACCAGGATTCCTAAAAAAATTCCCTGCAAAAAATTGCCTCAATAGGTGTCGCGCAATACAAGTTGACACAACTAAATAGATATGGTATAATAATACCATCGTTCATCCGAGAGATCGGACGCAAGTAAGTCGCGGAACGGAGCCGTTCATCCCATGTTAGAAATATTATTCTATTCATCACTCACCTGCCAACAAGCTGATACAATCATGCTTAAGATGAAAGCAAACGAGAAAATCTCTGATGCTTTTAAGGTAGAGTTGATTGAGGTCATGAAGGAATCAACACCTGAATGCTATCCATGGGACGCAAACGACTAAAGGAACGGATTAAAATCCAACTACTTTAGGAGTACCTACAATGAACACCCTAACTATCATCAAGAAGCAGATCCAGAAAGCAGCTGCACTTCACGACGCACAGATCAGTCACGCCGCATATCGTGGTGTTGAGTATGATACCCGTTGTGTGGAGAACAAGGAGTCACATGGCACCTTTTGCTATCGTGGACGTACCTATACCAAATAAGGTATAGATCTTCTGAAGATCAGACCATAAAAGTTAATACTTTTGTGTTAAAAGAGAGGTATTTATACCTCTCTTTTTTTATTTGTAACCTATGTTACCGTTTAAAGACATATATACAGTAGCGAAAATTAGGTGAAAAAAGTGAACCCAGAACCCTCTTATATTATGAGCCCAAACGAACACGAGGTGGAACATGCATGCACTATTATCACGCAATCAGTTAGGTGAATGGAAACATTTTCAACATACAATTGATGATCTAGAATCTGAAAACGAAAAACTAGATGACTATTATGAATGCCTAATCGAATGTGATGCTCTCGATCAGGCGCAATGTAAACGAATATGTAAACGGATTTTAACTTGATTTTTTTAGAGGGGTTGTAACCCCTCTTTTTTTGTGCTATAATGTGTAGGTCTTTAAGATGTGTATGAAGAAGCTACCGAAGGTGCGAGCACTTAAGAAAGCGATGAAAGAACAACTCAATACAATGACTAACGAAGAAGTTCAGCGGTCAGTGAGTGATCTTTATGATGCAATGCTTGAGAGAGAACTAATTAAACAAGAACAAAAGAGGAAAGGATTTGGGTATGACATCAGTAAATCTGATAAGCGTAACTCCAGAAGCAGAGAAGATGATGGGGTACGTAGCGAGGGTGAGCAACCCAGCGAACCAGGAGAACCCGAAGGTCTCTGGACTCCTTAAGTATTGCGTCAAACACCAGCACTGGTCTGTGTTTGAGCAGGCATACATGACTCTTGAGATAAATACAACACGAGGTGTGGCAGCTCAAGTGCTACGGCATAGATCATTTACATATCAAGAGTTCTCTCAACGGTATGCAGATTCATCTCTACTAGCTGAAACAATTCCTCTTCCTGAACTACGTCGTCAGGACTCAAAGAATCGACAGAACTCTATTGATGACATCGATCCTTTTGTACGTCAAGAATTCCAAATCAAAATGCAAAAACATTTTGAAGAAGGAATGAAACTCTATCAAGAAATGCTTGATAGAAATATTGCAAAAGAATGTGCTCGTTTTGTGCTTCCTCTTGCCGTACCAACAAAAATCTACATGACAGGCTCATGCCGTTCGTGGATCCATTATATTCAACTGCGTTCTGCACATGGAACACAGAAAGAACACATGGATATTGCGGAGGGCGCACGTCATATCTTTATTGAACAATTCCCTACAGTATCCGAGGCACTTGAATGGACATGATTGAAGAAAAGAAAGCACCAAAACCTGGTGATCCTTTAACTATTGAAGAGATGACTGAATCTGCAGAACTCTTCTTCCCTAGATTTAATATTGTCAGAGACCGTATGCCTGATGGTTCTACTACTGAAGATACATTGAAAGTGATGGAGAACATTGCTAAACTTGGTCATCAGTTAAGGGGAGAGAAGACGGAGCAAGTTCGTCTAGGTAGATTTGGATTCAACAAAAAGAAACAAGAGGAGGATTAATGCCTACGTATCCTGTTAAACATATGCAGACTGGGGAGACTAAAGAACTCCACATGACTGTAAGAGAATACGATCAATGGAGACTAACAAACCCTGACTGGGATAAAGACTGGTCAGCTGGTGTTGCTGGTGTTGGTGAGGTCGGTGACTGGAAGAATAAGATGAGTAAGACTCATCCAGGATGGAACGAGATTATGAATCGTGCATCAAAACGTCGTGGTTCAACTATTGAGTGGTAACTATGCCTAGATCTAGAAAGCGCAATCAACCTGACATCAATGGTATGTCAAACAAACAGATGAAGAGGAAGAAACCTATTGACTCTTCTTATCTGTTACCTGTAGAACCTCTAACAGATAATCAAAAGATTATGTTTGAGGAGTATGGAAGGGGTCAAAACATCTATGCTTATGGGTGTGCTGGTACAGGTAAAACATTTGTTGCTTTGTATCTAGCTCTTCGTGATGTTCTTTCAGAACACACACCATATGATAAGGTATACATTGTACGTTCTCTAGTTGCTACGAGGGAAATTGGTTTCCTTCCTGGTACACATGAGGACAAAGCATCTCTTTATCAGATTCCATACAAGAACATGGTTAAGTACATGTTCGAGATGCCTGATGACAATAGTTTTGAAATGTTGTATGAGAACTTGAAGGCACAGGAAACTGTATCATTCTGGTCCACATCATTCCTACGTGGTACTACACTAGATAATTCTATTGTTCTTATCGATGAGTGTCAGAACTTAAACTTCCACGAACTTGATTCAATCATGACACGTTGTGGTCAAGATACAAAGATCATGTTCTGTGGTGATGCTCGTCAGTCTGACTTGCAGAAGAGCAATGAACGTACAGGCATCGTTGACTTCCAAAGAATCCTAGAAGACATGAAAGAGTTCTCTTTAGTTGAATACAACATTGAGGACATCGTTCGATCTGGTCTAGTCAAATCATATCTAATTAGTAAAATTAACTTGGGTCTTTAATGCATATTTTTAATCATGTAGATGGCATCCTGCCAATTGAAATGAAAGCAGAGATGATTGATGGAAAGAGATACTATGTCACTCCTACAGGTGGTAAGTATCCTTCCATCACCACCGTGATTAGTAACAATGCAAAGAAGCAAGCTGGTCTTGCTAAATGGAGAGCACGAGTAGGTAAAGAAAAAGCGCAAGCAAAAACTACTCGTGGATGCAACCGTGGTACTAGGTATCACAAGCTTGTTGAAGATTATATCAACAACGAGTTGGATACAAAAAAGTACAAGGACATGCCACTACCGTGGACAATGTTCCACTCTTCTCGTGAAGTGCTCGATCGTATAAATAGGGTATACCTACAAGAGGCAGCTTTATACTCTGATTATTTACAAATTGCAGGACGAGTGGACTGCATAGCAGAGTATGAAGGGGAACTGTCTATCATTGATTTTAAGACAGCAGAAGCCCCCAAGAAAGAACTATATCTTTACGAC